AGGTCTCAACATGGTGGTTGGGCGGCGGCTTAAGATTTGTATAAGGGACAGGCACAGCTACTTCACGGTTGATAACCTTGTGCTGTTCTGCTGCATCTTTACGTGCTTGAATTTCGGCATCAATTAAAGATTTGTAGTCTGATTCAGGCAAACCCTTTTTCTTAGCTTCAGCAATCTTTTCTTCGATTTCACGAAGTTGTCTTGCGAGTTTAATATCAACTTCACGTATTTTATTTGCACGTTGATATTCAATCGTAATTGCCTTCTGCTCTTCAGCAGTCTTACCGAGTAGAGACAACCTATGATCTAAAGATTGATTCTCTTGCAAAACAGATGCTTGTGACGCTAGACTATCCTCTTGAAACTTCCTAGAAGCTGTATTAACATCCTCTAGAGCCTTTTCGTAAGCCTTCCATGCAGGGGTCTGCTGGAACACAGCACGAGTAAGTTCTTCGATTTCTTCTCTAGACCAGCCAGCAACTTTAGCAAACTCTTCAAGTTTCTGCATATCTGCGTAGTATTGCTTACCAATACCTTCAGATTTACCCAGAAGTTTAAGACGATGTTCTTCAGCTTCTGCTAACTTTTCAGTCATTGCTGTTTGTCGCTCTGCTGCGATTGCAGCATCATACTTAGCAATAACATCTGCTTGTTGTGTTGCTGTCAGTTTTGCAAAACGCGGGTCAGCTTTTACTTCAAGAAGTTTCTGCTCTGATTTCGTAAGTTCTTGTGTTGCGGTATTAGCAGCGATTGTGTTATTCGTTGCTTCACGCATCAAGGTTGCGTAGTAGTTTTCAGACTTACTTCCACCTGACTTCTGCGTCTTCTTGTATTCAATGTCTGCTTGCTGCTGCAAAACATTCATTAAGTCAGTATTAAGTTTCAGCTTTTCAATGTCAACTGATTTTTCTTTGGCTGCTTCTTTCAGTTTGTCGTTGATAAAAGATTTTCTAAACTCAGCAAGAGTCTGAGTTTTTCTTGTCTCCTTTTCAATAGAATCTAATGCATTTCCACGAAGACTAGCGATAGCTGATTCATATTTCGCGTTTTCAGCATTAAGATATTTACGCTTCTCTTCTTCACCACGAAGACGAACATTAGCACCAATCTGACTAATCAGCATTCGCTCTTGTTCTTTAAGCTGATTCAGGAGTTTGGGGTCACCAAAAGAACCAAGAGTTTTCAGATTGCCGGAAACTTCTTTGATTCTTTCACGAAGTTTACCTAACTGATCTTCCAGTTGTTGATTAGGGTCTGTTGCAAGAAAAAGTGTCTTAAAAGTATCAGAAAAGAACTGCTTAATTTTCTGACCTAAGTCAATCATAAACAAAGCAAAACCATTGTAGTTTTCCTTCATTTGAGCAACTTGTTGTTTAGTTACATCAGCATATGCTTTCATTGCAACAGAAGCAGCTTCTGTACTCTTACCAGCACGTTCAAGTTCCTGAACCATTTTAATGACTTCAGGCCCGACCATACCAGAAGATTTAGCAATTTCAAGCAGAGCCTCTACGGGCTTTTCTTTCAGTTTAGCAAATTGCTTGACAGTATCTTCAATAGCGATACCGAAACCCTTTTGCATTTGAATTGCGGAATCACTCACTAGCAAAATTTCACTAGAAGTAAAATTACCAGCTTTTGCCATTGCAAGTAAAGCTTCGGTGGCCTGACCTGTTGTTGCACCAGAGTCAGCAAGAGTTTTAACATACCCAATCATTTGAGTATGAGACAGGCCGATAGACGCACCAGACAAAGCAAACGCTTTCGCTAAATCATTGTTTTCAGTAATGACTTGTTTAAGACCAACAGCAAGAGCAGCAAGCCCTGCTACGATAGCAAGGACACCTGTTCCGAAAGTAACAGATGCGATAGTGCCCAATGTAGCAAGAATCTTAGAAAACCAAGTAGTTCTACCACCAATCAGATAAAGAATGTCGTCAGTATGTTGCAGGACTTTATTCATTCCTGTTACATTGGCTATGAAGTTTGTAATCCCTTTGCCTGCGTCATAAAACAAACCAAAAGTAAAACTACCGAGACCCTTAGCTACTGTAGCCATTACAGGAATCATGCTTGCGAAGGCATCGCGTAGAGCTTTACCGAAGTTCTGTGCTTCTACACCAGATAGACGCAGCAAATCAGAAATCTGCCCACCTTGTTGCAACAGGACAGTCAAAGGAGATTGGCCGGAGTATAGAGATACACCAATGTCGGTCAACTGAGGACTTAATGCACGGGCCAAATGCTGCTCTCTGCGCTTCTGTTCTAGAGCATTTACTTGCGTTAATTGCGCTTTATACGTTGCAAGTTTAGCTGTAGCTACATCTTGAGATACACCGGACTTCCGTAGAGCCATCTCATACTTCACAAGCGAGTCAGTGCCTGCCTTATCCAAAGCGGCATTAGATGTATTCAAAGCAGCAGCCATACGTTGGTCTGCTTGGGTCAAATAGTTTGTGGCAGAGACAACATCCTTTCTCTGCTTCTCAACTGCAGCCAGTGCAGAGGTGGCACGATTAACAGCATTAGCTTCTTCTACAAACCGTTGCTTATAGATAGCTTGTTCTTTAGTAATCTCTTGATAGGACTTACCTTGATGTTGTAATCTAATATTCAAACGATCTAAGTCATTACTTAGTTCCTTGGCTTGTTTTGAAGTTAGATTCAAACCATTGTTCAAGAAGCCTTGAGCACTGCTGGCTTCCTTTGCGGATTTAACCATACGGTCAAGTCCAGTCTCAGTTTGGTCAAAAGTGTTCTTACTAAACTGCCGAATGTCCGTCAGAACCTGTTTAAGCTGATCTGATAATTGACCAGTAGCCTTAGCCATTGCAAGAACTTTAGCATCGCCTTTAGAGAAGCCTTCCAAAATGAAATCATAAGTATCATTCTGGAGTTGTAGCATATCTGCGTTTTTCTTAATCGCAGTAGAAGCACGTTCAGTAGCTTTAGTTTTTTTCTCAATTGCAGCCGCTGCCTGTTGGTCAGCTTTGTCTGCTGTTATGGTAGACTTCAGACGAACATCTTGGGCCTTGGCGTTGTCGAGATTTGCTTTCGCCTGATCCTTCGCCGCACGGGCTAGCGTTGCTTCAGTTTGAGCGGCGGTTTTGGCTGCTTTATCAAGTTTACCTACGTTGGTTACTAGTTCACCTATAACCTTACTAGCCCTCTCCAGATCGGATGTTTCGGTTTTGAAGACCAACGACGTCAATTCTAAAGCCATGATTATTCTTTCTTTATTCGTTCTCGCCACTCAAGCGCCATTTTAAGGGCTGGGAGTAGTCCATATACCTTAGTATCAAATCTTGCAGATAAGCATTTTCCCTTTTTAGCATACTGCGCAGTAATGATATCTTTATTAACTCCAGTAAAAAGAATTCCTCTAATACCTGACGAGTTATTTGCATTGTTAGCATTAGTGATTTCTTCCTTCAGTTCACTGCTTAATGCGTTAAAATCCAAAGAGTTTTCAACAAAATTCTTATACTCAGCAGCCAATTCTTTCGCTCTCTCATGACCATACTTAGTGCAGGAGAAGTTCTTTTTAGAATTTTTATTCCTAGCATACACCCAAAAATCATTCCCTTTTACAGACGCGAAATGGATACCACTTATTCCAGATGTATTACTAGCAACTAGATCACACTCAAACATTTCAAGGATTTGTTCCTCGGGATATCCAATCAATGCGGGAAGTCTTGTATAACTTTCGTCTGGTGTATATGTTGACAATTCTAGCGTTTTCCTGTGGCGATATTCAACCGCGAGCGCCAAAGCTAAATCTTTTCCGTACTTTGTTGCTGAGAAATGCTTCATTTGTGGCTCCCCGTTGTCTGTAGACCAAGTAGCGTTGTAAATGTTAAATTTTCTGGTGAAACTCACTCCGGCATGACCTGTCTTATTATGACTTCTGATTGATGAGTTCTTGCCGTTTACGGAGTGTGTAACCAACCTTAAATTTTCAATCTTGTTATTAGATCGGTTCTTATCTTTGTGATCGATAATCTCTCTTCCAATGCTACCATTTAACAAAACCCAAACAACTCTGTGAGCCATGTAGTTCTTACCGTTCAACTGCACACTATAATAACCAGTAGCCAGTTTTGTACCGGCTTCATCGCCAGCTTTAAATCTTCCTTTAGACGAGCACGCAAGACCATCTCTTTTGAAACGAAGCCCGCTTTTTGAATTCTCACAATAATAGTACAAGGCCTCAAAATCAGTTTTATTTAAAGCACGAGGCCTGACGTCTTTCTTGTGGAAATTAGCAACTGGCGCAAGCTCAGCAATGAGCTTCACCTCAAGGTTGGCTGCTTCGTCACTAGAAAGATTATCCATGTACTTTTCAGCAAACCACTCTTTTTCCGAAACTATCGCATTCCATGTGTTGTTTCTTCTGTGTGTACTTGTCAACCGGCTACGTTGACCCTTACCAACATAAAAGACTTCTCCAGTACTAGCAATCTTATGCAAGTACACATAGTATCTATTTTCTTTCATATCTAACCCTATACAACAACCCTAAGAGAAAGTAAGACAGGCAGGCTAGGGTCAACGCTTTTCCAAGGGTTAATTACTCCCTTGTAGCCTTCTTACAACAAAATTTGTATTGACAAAGAAAACTCAAAGGCGTATAGTTAAATCTTCTTTCACTTAACTAAGGAGTTTTCAAATGAAGTTTATTAAGATCACAATGCTTACGTTTGCGCTAATTGCGTCTACAGCAACCTTTGCAGAAGGTATCGAAGAAGTCTGCCACAACCGAGCAGAAATCAATGTCCGACTGAAGCAAGTTCTAGTCAACGATCCAGGTTTTCTTGCGGTTGCCCTGGAGCGAAATGAAAAGGCTAAAATTAAACCTGAAGTGAAAGCAATGATCCGAGAAAACTACTTCTGGGTAAACAATCGGAAGAATATGTCAGATGATGACATTCGTCGGCTTTCTTTCATTAGTTGCCTATCTCGTTTGATGTAATCCTTTGTCTGTAGTCTAATCATAAACTACACACAAAGAAAGCCCAATAAAGGGCTTAATCGTTGATTCTAGAGACTCTACAGGATAGGTGATACCTAGAGTAGTCTAAGTACCTTCATAGCCTTGTAGAGCCTCTATTCCAATCTTCTTATTTCTTTGCAGATTTTTGTTTAGCTTTTGCTTGCTCTTTTTCTTGTTGTTTCTGATAATACTTCATTGCAACACGATCAAACATTTCAATTACTTCTATGTCAATAGGATCAGGGATGATTCCCATAAGTTCAAAGAACGCAAGCATCTCTGAATAAGGTATAGCAGAAATACCCATACCGGAAGGTCTATGATTTGACAATCTTATAAACCAATTCCAATATTCTTGCATACAATCAGGCAACTCTATTAGATTCTCTAATTCTTTAGGAGTTCTTTTAAGTTGCCTTTGAACATTCAAGAGGTTCTCTTTAAGGGTTTTACCATCAGCTTGAACCTCTGACATTTGAAATTCTTGTTCAGCGTAAGCTAAAGCCTGTGCTAAAGCTTCATCATCGAAAATTCAGAAGATTATCTGACTCTTCCATTACGGCTTCTCTGATCCAAGGGTGCTCTTTAAGAATACGCTCTGCATTTTCACGATTGAACGGAACATCTTGACCGTTTTCTTGGATACCTCGCCAAGAAATAATACGTACAATTGCACGATCAACAGCCATATCTTCATAATCTTCAATCGAAAGTTCAATTTCTTTATTCTTACCCTTAGCTACCTTTTCACGCTTTTGCATTTCAGTTACGATTTTACGAGCGTGATTCTGAACTGTGCGGCTTTTCTCCCCGCGAATTAGTACAAAACCTCCAGTACCTTCACCTGTAGCGGGGTGAAGTAATTCAAACTCATAGCCGGATTCAGATTGAGCCGCAATATTGGTGATAGACAAATCAAGTGTCATATTAGTTTCCTTTCTAGTTGTTAAACGAATAAAAGCCCTCGACTCGGAAGCAGAGGGCTTAGTGAATAGCTTTTATTGCTAGACAAACTCTATTATAACACCGATTCTTCATTTTTACAAGAGAATTATTAAATCAGAAATGAAAAATCCCTCTAAAGCCGTTAAGCAATAGAGGGATTATAGCAGAAATGTTAAACTAAGTCAATCACACCAGTGTAGTATCTTGTACAAGAATGGTGGAAGCTACTAGCCCGCCTGCAACAACATCATTCTGAAGGGCTTGAAAGTCCATAGACTGTACGAGACCAAGTTCTGCATCTTGACGGTTGGAAGAATTTACCTTCACTTTACCCATAGTGAAAGACATAGCTTCTGCATCTTTCTCTTCACCTGTAGTCAGTGCCACTACGATACTGATCTTATCTTCGTTATCGAAGTAGTTACGGAATACAGCATCTTGGAAGTAAACAGAAAGTGAACCCGTTGCAGTGATACGACCAACGAAAATATCGGCAGCAAAGTTAGAACCAACTACATTAGCAGCTTCTTGATTACGAGAAATGCTCAAGTCCATGCTGGTAATCAGACCAACTGGTTGACCATTAACAATCACAGCACCGGATACAGCAGCAAAGATACCTTCGGTATTTGTTGCAGCAGGAGAAGTGAAATATTGCGTAGTGCCTGTTTGTTCTAGGTTCTTACCCATGAACGAAAGAGAAGCCGTGACTAGACCCGTAGAAGGTAGAGACAGTGCAATAGAAGCAGGCTTCAAACCAGTATATACTTCAGATTGTGCAATATCAGAGAACCATTGTTCTACAGTATAGCTATCGTCTGTGTGACCGGAGAGAGGCACATAAGATTGCTTACCGACCACAGCAGCGTCAGCAGAAGCAATAGGGCCTTCTGCAACCAGAGTAGTACCAGAGAGAACCACAACAGTAGCAACCAAAGCGGTTAGACCAACAATCAAGAGATTATTACCTACGTTTGCAGGAGCAAAACCGGCACCGGACAAACGAATAATATTACCAACGTAAAAACCGTCCGTCAGCCAAGAACCAGCAGCACGAGTCAAGGTAAATAAACTACCAGAAGCTGCAATAGTGATAGAAGCACCAGTAGTTGCACCGCCAGCAGCAAAGTCCTTGGCTAGAATAGAACCGATAAAATCCGAGTAAGTACCGGGAGACAGTTCAGCTTCAAGCGAACCTTCTACACTACGGACACCATGACGGGAATCAATAGTTTGGAAAGAGGGGTTGATTTCGCTAGACTCGTAATTCTCTTTCACCAAATTAAAGTCTGCGGTAACGCGACGGAGCAGTTTAGCACCAGAGGCACCAGCAGGCACACCCCATTGGCTTTCGCGTTTCACCGCCACAGTTTTTGAAACTCCACGAGCAATTGTCATTTTATTTTCCTTATTTATTATTTTGCAAAATAATTATCACGCCAAAGGCGTATTTACTGCTTTCAGTAATCATAAATTTCCACAGTAAGTGGAATCAGTACTGGAACAATAACTCTGTCACCAGCGACTGTTGCACCGGCAATTTGTGGTGTACGCAAAACATGCATACGAACTCCACTTTCTGTTAACGTAAGGCCCTTGTAGAACCAATCCCTAAGCACTTGTGCCCTTGTGATAGCTCCTGTTGTCCCTACGTCTAATTTGTCAGCTACGAAAATCTGAACTTGAATATTCTCTCTGTGATACCCTGCACCGAACACTGGATCAGTCGGAGGGTTAATCACAAACTGCAACCTCTGATACATTCCCGTAGGAGGCACAAACGGGACACCTTCAAATGCTGTAGATAGTGCAGGAGTAAGAGCAGCAAGTCTTCTTCGGATAGCTGTTTGGGCTGCTATAATACTCATACTTAACCTTCCTTGAATAATCTCACAAGGTCAACCTTGTAAGTCTGCATAATTGAGTCTAAAGTAGGTTGCATGATGCCCATACCTTGCGTCTGGTCACTGTAGTTGTTCTCAAGCATCTTGATGTAGAAGCCTCTGTTACCAATGTACAATGTATCTCCAAGTTTATAGCTATTCAAATCTGTACTGATTAGATTCAGTGCTTCACCACCAGAATAAACTTGCTGTACACTAAATTGCCCTGATGTATTTACTTGCCAAGAACCTTTAGCAAATCCCGGTCTAGGCTCCAGCCCTCTACCATCGTTTAAACGGGCTTGGTATAAGTCAAAGTATTCTTCTAAATCACCAATTGGGGTATTTGCAATAGCTGTCTTAGAAATAATGTAGGCAAAACCAGTAACCATCTTTTCAAGGCGGCGGACAGTATCTTGCTGGTAAGCCTTTAGTTCTTCTAATACTTTAGATACGTCCACCGAAATCATGCTAACCTTTTACACCAAGTAGTTTATACAAGATTGTTTTACCGTGAGCAGTGAAAGACTGAAAAGAATTAATTCGATATACTTCACCTTGGTAGGTGATTTCATCCGAAGGCTTTGGGGTGAAAGTCAAGCCGTCTGCTGCTAAGTAGAACATCACGGTTTGCTTACCTACAAGTGTAGGAAAGTTCCATTGATTTGCCTGTATTGGCTCTGGGTAGATTTTCAGAGTTGTAATCGTGAGAGTCTCTGTAGCAGAGCCTAGAATTGGGTCAACTACTCGGGCAATGCTGGAGTAAGTAAGGTTTTGTCCGTGCCTCTGTAGTGCCCTTTTAGTGCTACCTACTGCCCAATCCATCAGGGCCTCCATCCGTAAGTAAACGGGCCTGTGGCGAACAGTTGGTTTGTACTTCCGGGATTCTCTACGATGTTGTTATCAGCGTTGGAATTGTTTGCTTCCATATCGGAGAGGGATACACCGCCGAAGTAGCCCTTAAGCGTTTGATAAATTGGGTTAAGAGTTTGATCTTTAATATAAAGAAGTAGAGCTTGACGGTATGCCTCTGCTGACGTATTCTTTACGCTAAAGATAGAAACTGTTTCTGAATTCATCGTAGAAAGCTGAAACAGAATTGCTCTTGCTGCGTCTATTGACGCACGCCCCAAATTATTGTCGTGCTTATCCAAAAAATACTGATAAGAAGAATCATCCAAAATTGGAAAGCTTACGTCTGTATCTCCGATTTCAACCCGGAGCTTCTGAATGTCTGTTAATGCCATTTTGGCTCCTTTATTGTTTTAGTTCTATTGAAATTTACTCCTTGAATAAACTTTAATAGAAGGAGGCGAAGCCTCCGTTCTTTATTTGCCGTGACGTTCGGTGTAACCTGCGCCTTGTTGGTTCATTTTTGCAATTTCTTTTTCTCGGTAATTAATAGCATTGTAAAGGGCTGGTATTAATCCGTATTTATTTATAGAAAAATACTTATTACGTAACTTACCGTCTAAATCAATCCATGTTGCTAAGTATGCTTGCCTACCAGATGCGATAGTAATTCCATTGAAGCCCGTTGTATTGTTTTTACGAAGATTCCGTCCGGTATGAGATTTTGAACGCCTTGAATTTTCAGCATAGGTAATCATCTCTAGATTTTCAATCTTATTGTTGAAAGGATCATTATCTATATGATTTATTACATAACCTTTTGGAACATCTCCTTTTAGAAGTTTCCAAACTACCCTATGACAAGTAAATCTTTTGTTCGACTGACTTATGTACCAATACCTAGCTTTACTTCCAGCAAACTCTCCTACTTTGGTATTTACAGAGTTATAAAGCCAAACTAATCCACTCGGAGAACTCTCACTATAAGCAACGAAAGAAGAAATATCATCTGGAATGTGTTTAGGTGAAATATCTCCACGAATATTTATTACATTCGGATTATCCAGTATTACCTTTTTTTCTAAAACTAGAGACTTGTCTTCAGTTAAATTTTTGTATAGAATTTCAACAACAAAATCTTCTTTGGATACTAAATCTAACCAAGATTTAGACCTATTAGTTTTAGACCAAGCTCTTTTAGCCCTGCCCTTACCTACGTAAAAAATTTCACCGTTTATTTTTCGGTGTACGTATACATAAAAGTCATTTTTCATTTTATCCTCCCGAATAATTCCACTAAAGAACAATTGGCAGGACTGGTGGATAGTCAGTCTTTTCGCTCCGTCGAGCTAGCCATTGCTTAAAATCTAATTTTAACACAGAGTCCTGTAAAACACAAGCCTCTGTAGTAAACCCCCTCTTACGAGGGGTATTCATCTTACGACGAACTATACAAGCGCACCACGCCCTGGGGTCGTGTTACCAGATTGAGCATGTTCATCTCCGTCTGAATTACGATCTTTTCGTCCCGAGGATCATAGAACGTAAATGCGTACATGCTCTCGCCAACTGCATTCACAGAGCCGAACTTGCTTGCTGGGCTGTTGAAAGTCTTGAACATATCGGTAACGCCGATAGGCAGCATAAATGCTTCGTTAGCGGTAATAATGTCTTGACCTGCATACTTGCCGCGATACTCAATATATTCGACACCACCGTAGACGAATCTGCGATACAGGCCGGTACCTAGACGATTCCGCAGAGGTTCTTGTGTACTTTGGTAAAATTTAAAAGCGTCTTTTACAGTAGCATGAGAAATTAGCTTGCTAAAGAAACCACTAGAACACAGTGCAACCATATTAGTGACAACATCGCCAGTTTGGATGTTATCTTGAATATGACTGATGGACTCTTCGCTCTTTGCCAGGAGATCAGTAGTGGCAGTACCAAACACAAAGTCGATTTCCTTACGGACTACACCAAATTCAGTGTAGGCGTTTTGGGCAACTACAGTACCATTTGGGGCGTATACATCACCCGTGCAGATTGCCTTAGCGCGAGCAAACTCAAGAGTAGCTGCCTGGTTTTGAGCCAAACGAGCCAGCTTACGAGCAATCACAGCGTCAGTGGTATCAGGGTTGTCACTACCGTAGGACCGACGACCTTGTACATCTTCAGGGAACACCGCATCATCCACAGAGAAGTTAGGAATAGCGAAAGTGCGGATCGCACGAACATCGTCCTTGTTTACTTGGTTACGAGTGCCGCGCTTGGTGTCGCCAATCAGTGCCAGCGTACCATTCTGGCTCTCCACAGACACAGTGTGCTGAGTAACGCCCTCTCGTTGGAACAGACCGAGTTCATTGATTAGACCCCATTGGTTTTGAACAGAGATAATAGCTTCGGTTTGATCAATGACCTTAAACGGGTCTGCATAATCACGAATTGCCATGATTTATTTCCTTCTTATTATAGTTAATTTAGACAGTCGTGGATACTTGGATACCCTTAGCTTCCAGATCAGCGTAAAGCACGCCCAACTTGGTAGCATCATCATAGGTTGCGTCAACAACCAGAGCACCCTTAGATACTTCAGCAGGACCGCGATACATCACGAGAACATTAGTGTCGGTAGTGGCAGGAATCGTAATTGCTTCCACTACAATAGCAGCACCAACCTTAGAACCATCAGAAGCGGTTTCCTTGGCTACCTTGTACTTACCACCCACGGTAACTTGACCTAGAACAGTGCCAAGTGCCAGCGTTTGTGCTGCATCATTTACAGTTACTTGCTTGGTGCAGTAACCCTTTTCATGCCACAGTTCTTCCTTAACCAGATTGGAATACCGTTGGGCTTCAGTTGCGACGAGAGTCATATGTTTCTCCTATTATTCTTATTTACTTCTTAGCTTGTTGCGACTTGATGATTTCAAGAACGCCATTCTTCTTTGGGGCTTCATCAGCTTCAGCACTTACGCCTTGTTCTTGGAACAGTGCAGACTTTTCAATCAGTGCATTCATGCTCTTGAACACTTCAACCAGCGCATCAAAATCAGCCTGATCTTCCAGTGCTAGAGCAGCCTTCACAACCACAGCAGCTTGCTTTTCATCCTTGACTACAGCCTTGACAGCATCAGTCTTGGACTTTACAATTGCTTCTTTCTTTTCTTCTTCGTATTGCTTGACCTGTGCGAGAGCTTTTTCCAGTGCGATCTTCTGATCTTCCAGAGCCTTCTCTACTGCGGTCAGTGCAGACTTCTCCACCATTTCGGCTTCTTGGGTCATTTGCTTTCCTTTGTTTTTCTTAACTTGCTTAGAGGCAGATGCCTCAACTTTGGACTCAACTTTGGTTGAGGTATCGGCCTTAGAAGGTTGACCTTCTTTGTCCAATTCTGTTTTCAACGCCTTTTCAACCAAAGCTTGGTCTTGAAGTACATCGAGATAATCTTGTTCTGTTAGTTTTGAAAGAGCATCTGGGAGGTTCTTTGCTTCGTGAAGTGACTTAATAATTGTGAAAGATTGAAGTTTTTCTTCAATATAATTCTCATACCAATCGTCCGAATCTTCCTCTTCCTCTTCCTCAGGCTTAACATAGCCCAGCATACGGGCAAGTACTTCCGCATCTTCGTAATATAGCCCCATTACTTTTCGCAGGAATTCAGGCAGTTCGTAAGTAACTTGAATCTGCTGCATCTTTTGAATAAACTCAGGAGAATAGTTGTGACCCTTCATAATCAGAGCTTTATTCCAATTGTTGGCAGCGCCTTGAGACTTGCTACACAAGGCCAAGTGAGCGCCTTCGTGAGAAAATGAGATGTCGGATAATCGACGTTTTGCTTTTTGTGTCATACTACACTCCAACCTTTCACAGTATTTCGTTTCTTCCGTTTTTTACTAAATAGTCCTTTTAGAAGTGAACTTTTAATATTATATTTTTCACACAGACTTACACGGGTTCCGACATGAACTATCTCAGAAAGATTGTGAAAAAACACATAGACACTCTTATCAAACCTAGTTGCATTGCTTCCGGTTCGACTCTCCGAAAACTCTTTTCTTTTTTCAGGCGTCCACTTAGAAATAACCTTATCAACTACTTCTTTGGGTGCTTTCTTGCCCATGTGTGACAAAGACATTTTTTGCCTAACTTCATCGGAAACAGAAGTTCCTTGCCCACCAGTCGTCAAATTAACTAGCTTGTTAAGACTACTGAAATGCTGAATTAAATCCCGTTCAAGATCAAGAGATTCTTCATCTAGTAGATGGTCTTTATAAATCTCAACAGAATAGCCATGAGTGTCAACTACTTCTCTCCACTTACAGCTTCGACCTTGTACTGACCAAGCCCTCACTCCAGACCCCTTACCTACGTAAAAAACTTCTCCATTGTCGTTTCTTCGATGAAGATAAGTGTAGAAACGATTATGAATATTATTTTTACAAAGAGACTTGTAGTAGTCTTGTGTCATTTAATTTCCTCTACTTTTGCTAGTGCTCCAATGCTTACACCAGAGAATTCCCCAGCATCAGCAGCAGCCCACAGTTCATCATCGTTAAACTGAAGGTTGACAAGCCATGACCCAGCCTTTACAATTTCTTCACCTATTTGCATTTCTACAGGAGCGCAGTAAGATTCAGCAACAGAGAAACCATCGGTTTCAATCATATGGAACAAATTAGCTGCTACTGTGTGACTGCGGTTAAAATTATGGCAAGCCTTACGGACTTCGTGTGCATCGTAAATATCTCCATGAGCATCTACCGTATCAGGCTCAAGAACCACATACAGGGCTTGCTTTAGAACTTCGTCCTTTGCCTTAGCAATAGGGACTTTAATTTCTTTAGTCATCCATTTTCTTTCTTTTAATTCTAGACAACAGATAAATCAATTATATCATACTTTTGTAATAATTACAAGTGAATTATTGATTTATCTGTTTCTGTTTAATCACATACTTTCCATCCAAACCCGAAAGCAGTGAGTATATTCCCTCTCAGTGCAGCATTGATTGTTGCTTTAGCACTTTTCATGTTCTTAGCGTTGTGGTGCTCTACACAAAAATTAGATGCTTCAAGTACAGAATTGAAAGTCATACCGTCACTACGAATAACTTTTCGCTTTCTTGACTCATACTTGCACGATTTCATTTTTCTAATTTTCTCTTGCTTTTTGACAATGCGCAGTTCGGACTGTTTACTATAAAAATCTTTAGGATCAGAATCTACCCATCTGAAAACATGCCCTAAGTATGAATATGCCTTCAAATTTGCAACCCTGTTTATATGGTTGCTTTGCACATTCTTTCCATAAAGATTAGCCAAAAATTTACTACAATCCTTGCCGCTAAGAAAACATATGCTTTCATCCATAATAATCTTTCGACTCATAGATAACGCATACTGTTTACAGGCTGCACTATTTTTAGCAGACTCTTTCTGTTTAGCGATTGATTCTTTGGAAAGAACACTCCCTGACCGCCCTTCACCACCGTCTGTGAAGTTTGCAAGACAACCTGTGCGCAAATCAAGCCTGCCGTAAAAAGAAATTAATTCCCTTTCCAAGTCAAAACTCAAATCTTCGTCCAGATTGTCTTTTACAATCTCACAAACTACTCCATGCTTATTTGCAATCGTGTGCCAAAGTTTATTTCTGCCTGACCTCTGCCAACCTCTTCTCTCATTTCCCTTGCCAACGTAAAACACCTTGTTATCGGAAGCTCTTCGATGCACATAGACATAAAAATTCTGAGGTTCATAGTCAAATTGTTTTATAATTTCCATCTTACTCCTTAAAGTTTAAAGAGAAATTATACTACGACTAGGCGGCATTTTCAAGATTGTTTGATGTGGTATCTTGACCACTCACATTAGTTGCTGTCCCCTCACCAGGAGTAGTCATTCCGTCCCCTGAACGACTTGTCTCAGGGGTCAGCAAATCCTGTTGTGGAGGCAAATCCTCTGGAAGAGGATCGATCCCAATACCTTGACGCACAGCGTTGAGAACAGCACGATCTTTTTCAAGCAATCCGACAGAAGCAACACGTTGTAGGTATTTGCTCAGACTTTCAATATCGGTGTTATCCAGATTGTCAAAATCAAGTTTACCCATTCTATCCGTAGGCCACGAATTAATTTCATACGTTTGGCGGATAAGATCATTCTGAATGACTTCGGCAATGTTAGAAATCAACCGTTCGGCATAAGCACCGGAAAGACTATTCTTGATAGAACCTAGTGCAAAAGAGCCTGTAGTTGTAACACCTTGTAATAGGATATCTGCAAAAAGAGAGATAAAAATAAGGCCACGGTAATACTCCTTAATCTTATTCAGATCAAAGTTCTTCTTACCGTCAGATGAAAGTAGTTCAATCTTATAGAGAGGCTTACCTTGCTCATCATAGAGACTTGGTAAAATAATCCCCATCTGTTCACCTACTTGAAGATTACGAATTGCATTCTCAAAGTAAAGACGTTGCTCTTGATCGCCATCGGCGGAAAGCACTTGTGGAGGCAAGCTCAGAACTGGAATACCATTCAAGTCTTTAGCTACCCCAAGAGCCTCAAGTTCTTCAAGCTGCGTCAGGAATCTCCAAGCAAGATAGGCATCTCGCAAGGGTGACTTACCAAAAGGATCACCACGGTGCTTACCTGTTCGGAACAGCAAGAACTTGCTACGAGGAATATTGATCAGGTTAGCACGCTTGCTAAAACGATTGTAGGTATCATTAATGGCAGAAATATTCTGCTGTACACCAATCACATCGTTTCCATCATCAGAGAAAATGAACTTTGAAATACTTTCCTGAACACGAATAGGTATCTTCTTCCAACCAATAATACCATCATCGTATAGACTGCCGTTAGACTTGAATCGTTTACGATAGACTTTTTCATGAACGGAGAACCCAAAAATATTAGAACTAAGAACATCTCGAATGAATTCTGACCAAGGTTGTTCCATGTCAGTCATCATTTGGTTAATGATCTTTGCTTGGTTCTTTTCTTCTTCTGTTGGATTTTCAGGTGGCTTGTAAACCCAAGTAGCCTTAGAAATGATGTTTTCAAACAAAGTCAATGGGGCATTAACTGCTGAATGATAACTCATCTCACGGTAAGTATTAATGCTGTTAGGCCAGTTCAATTCGCGCTTCAATTCATCTTGAGTAACGCCACTATAGACCTTTAGGCCTAAACTAGCCATTTCACCAAATCTAAATCTTTCCGGTTGATCCAAAGGACTGACTGCCTTCGTAACTGTTTTCTTTCTTGCAGCCATAAAGCTCCCTATTTAATATTGAATGATGGTAGACTAAAAGAAGTCCTACCTTGACTATATGAATTTACGAAAGATGAAGAAGGTTGCCCACTCATTGAGAGATTTGGTAGTGTCATAATTGGAATATCTTTAGTCTGATTCAGTACCAAAACAGCATCAGATAGTGTATCACAAATATCATCGTGAAATCCGTTTCTAGTTCCAGAAAACACCTCCAGCTCTCCGAAGCAATCCTCAAGCCACTCTGCTCTGCAGAACCTTACTCTACCAGCCTCTGCCAATGAAGAGAAAGGTAAAAACCGTGTTAACTTGGACTTATTTGTTTTTACAAGTTTCACATAAAAACCCATCTCAGCTAGGCGTGCTTTCATTGAGTTTGCATATGCAACGCCTGCCGCTCCTGGGTCTACTGCCAACACTACGGTGACAGAAGGGCCATCTTCTTGAGCAGTTGCAATAATCAATTCTTCTACCTTGTGTGGCCTATCTCTTAAACTCTTAATGTCTTCTACAGTGTAAATACTGTTAGAATCTTTACTTACTAGACTACCACGAGTCCAATCAGGATCGGGTACGGCTGAGGAAGGTAGGGTTGAACTTTGATCCCAAACACGTACTTTTTTACGCGGTGTATCTGGAGGAAAGGGTAGAACTTCACACCACTCCCGTTTAAAATAACCCGCTTCTTCCTCTTTTGCAACCCAAGAGCCATCCAGATAAATTCTGCGGCGAATTGTAGGTAAAGCCTGCAAATTAGAGAGATAATTTGGGTCAGCCCGTAGCAAGGGTTCATTATCTGTAACGTGTGCTCGAATGGCTCTGAAACTTCTAGGCGTAATTTTGTGCCCGCCAGCCATCGGCAATGTGTCGCAATATACCAAAGCCTCTTCTTTAGTATCAAACCATACAGGCTTGTTATTTTGTAGAACAAACCAACGTTCAATGTTTGACTTTTCCTTCAGAGGAATTCCATACTCATCTAGATAAAAATCCTTAATCCAGTGATAAATACCGTGGTCAAATTTTGGATTGGTAGCCCAGAACATCTGGGGCATGTAGGAGACTTTTGCATTACGGAGTCGTCCGAGCAGAGGAATAATAAACTGATCAAACGGGAAGGTGACTGCTTCGTCAAAAAAGATAGCAGAGTATTGAGCGCCGAGGGCTTTATCCACATCGGACTGATGTTGTAGCGACTGGAACTTCAGAAAAGAATTAGTAGAGGGGATGTAAATTTCAAGTTCGTTTGAGCGCACCTTGCAGTCAGGAAACATTTTCCGAAAGATAGGTACAGCTTCTTGCCAAATACCCCCACCAGCCTTCATTTCCCCCATAGTACGACGAAAGCACACGATAGTAGAATTCTGCATAGCAGCAAACTTAACCATATTTAACACGATAGCAAACGTCTTACCTGCCCCCATGGCCCCGGCGTACAACGTGATTGCAGAAGTCGAACTTAGGAACTGCTCCTGCGGTACACTAGCTGGTGCGAGAACAACTTGTTCCTCATTACTCAAAATCTAATCTCCTGTTATTCTTCTTTTTCTTCGGGTTGTGGTAACATTTTCAAAGAGAAAAGTGGCCTATTATCCGGCTGCACATCCTCAACCTTAGTCTGTTCTTCCGGCAATTCATCCGCGCCAGAGGCTTGATACAATTTATCCACCGTCAAATGAAAGTACTTCAAATAAATCTCAGCAGCCTTCAACTTCGCAGCTTCACTTGCCTTTTCATTATTCAAAATCTTCAATGCTTCCTTCAAAGCAACTTGTGCTCCTGGCTTGAGTTTTCGAGCAAGGGTAAGCATTTCCTTATCCTTAGCTTCACGACGGGTCAAGGTTTTCTGGTCTTTCTTCAGAGGACGCCCCTTTACGTTAATGTCCTCATGTATTTGACCGCCATTCTCTGAGCGTTTCTTAAATACCATGCGTCTCTCCAAAACTAAAAGCCCGACTATGCGGGCTAAATGAAATATGTTCCGCTTACTATAATGCGGAGATGCTAGCGGCCCATTACAGACCCTTACCGGCGTTATCAATCCCGGCGCAACAGATTAACCAACACTGCTTACGACTACAGCTATAGCTTTTCGTACTACACGCAAAGAGAACGCTCTGTAACTTATCAGGAAAAGTTGGCAATAATCCTGTGAAGCATAACTTCTTTTACTTCGCTCTGAGTCACGAAGGACACCTGCCTGACGGCTTGCTCGTAATGTCAACGAGTCCTACGGTAGCGTAGATGATAGCTGATACGTACTTCCGCAGAGGTATCAGGCGTATTGGTTGCGGAGCCTGAATCGAACAGGATTTCAAGGTTATGAGCCTTGCGTAGTACCATTCTACTATACCGCGATATTGGTTCCGACTATAAACCAGTGAATTGTTCGCCATCTTAGTCAAAAAGTCTATTTTGTCCAAAATGGCTTACAGTTTTTATTCATTAAACTTCGGTAAAGTCTTAATAGAAAATTTCTACCATTTTTCTACGGTACTCTATTGCTAATTTATAAGCCACCATTAAACCTACCCTTGAAACAGAAAACTTCTTTATCTTTCGTTTTCCATTTTCATCCTCCCAACAACAGCAGGCATACGTCGTAAGTATATCCCCGTACTTGCCTTTTTTGGTTTGAATCTCCCAATACACCCCTTTTGCATTTCTACCAGTTGTACTTTTTCTCTTATTGTTGAGAGACTGTGTAACTTCCTCTAAATTTTCTATTCTGTTATCAAGAGAATTTGTATTTATATGGTTTATAGTCATGTCTCTACTACATTTGCCATGTATAAGAGCATAAATAATTCTATGGCAAGAATAACTAATACCAGAAATCTCTATGCGATAATAGTCATCTGTTCTACATCCGGCTTTCTTTCCTGCTTTATTTTTAGTACCTCTATCGTACTTCCAAACAAGACCGGTAGGAGATGATTCGTTATATTCAACTATCTCAAAAAACATCTCTCTTGTAAGTTCTCTAGACTCTTTAATGCAAGTGTGTTTATTAATTAAATTCCAATGCTTTGGTGGTTCATTTAAATACTTATTTTCTAAATTAACCGCTTCATCTTTTGTTAGTCTTTTCTCAATATATTCATGTGTAAAACCACCGGCTTGCTCCGCAACAGCTTTCCAATCTTTATACCGTCTTTTAGTGGATGCCCTGCTATAAGTACCTTGACCTAAGTAGAATACCTCGCCAGTATCTTTTCTCTTATGAATATATACACAAAATCTTCGATCAATCATTGTACAAGTTAGGTAATTTCCTACCTGTAGGATTAAGTAAATGCTCTACTTCCAAAGAATCCTCTTCATCAAAAAGAGGAACATCAGTAGTATAAGCGCAATCACTGCACTCATCACTTTGATTCCACTGATTCTTCTTGTAGTAAGACTGGCATGAACGACAAATAGCCATAGTGTTTGTTATTATTGTTATAGTTGAATAAGAAAAGAGGCAGAGCCGGTCTTGCGCATCTACAAGGGTAGGATTTCAGGTCCATCCACGATCCCGGAATTTCACGTATAGCCTCTTTGAAACAAGTCCCGGTTATGGTTCCGGGTCTGCCGTAGATGCCCAATTAGGCACGAACACAGACAGTTGTGCTTTACTCAGCGGTTCACTAGAAGGAGTGTTGAAGTGCTGTATGTCTGAGTTGAAAGGAGATTAAAGACTCAGTGAGCACATCAGGAGGTCAAAGAACTTGAGTAAAGCTTTATTATTCAGCTTGGAGTCTAACGTCCGTCCAAGGAGGGATTAGTTAGCCT